CTGCGACGGGATGCCATCATCATTGATGAAATCCGAAAGGTCGTTCGTGTACCCGTTGGCCGGCGTGACGGTTTTGATTTGATCCGCCATCGACTTCATGACACGGAGTCTGAAAGGATCAGGCATCTGAACGCATCTCCAATTCAATAAGACGCATGAACTCGACCTCCAATGCGGTGAGCATTTCGTCTGAGATTTCTTCGTAAATACCTTCGTGGCGCGAGTTGATTAGGGCCTGATCCACGGACGGGCCGTAAAGCAGCCAAAGGCGGTCTGTGATCCGGGTCGGTCGATACGCGCCGGGGGGTGGGCCTCCGTTGGTCCTCACCGCCAATCCGAGGTTGTTGTTCCGCAGACGCATGATGAAGGCGCGTTTGATGAATTTCCTCTGACCGGGTTTAACGGTCACATCCACTTCGCCGCGCTTGTGTCTTTTCCCAGGTGCCATCAGCTTCGACTTGCTGAAGGTCGCAAGCGATGTCGGTCTACCCCGACCTCGGACCACGGCCTCCATGGACGAGTATGAGGCTTTCTTTTGCACCCAGAGGCGCTTTGACGCGGGTCCGAGATATCTTGCCGGAAATGCGATTTGCTGCCGTACGGCGCGATCTGCCTGCGTTCGGGCCTTGTCTGCAATCTTGTTGATCGCCCGAGACGCGGCTAACGCGACCTTCTCCGGGGACAAGTCCGCGATGTACCCGCCCGCATCGAGACCTTCTATCGTGAGCGCGAATTCCATCGCCTACACCAAAGAGTCTGAGTAAGGGGGCGATAGGAAGTCGATTTGCGCGACCACGGCAGCCAGGTCGGCGCCGCTAAGTTCGACAACCTCACAGGCGGCATATCCATCCTTCACTGGACCGGGCGTCCCTACGCGGTAAATTTCCGTTTCGGATACGATGACATAAGATTTCGCGGCGGGTCGCGGAACTTCGTTTGCGTCGAACACGATAACGGGATCAACTTCAACGTAACCGCTGGCTTGGGGCCATGTGAATTCGTTCTGGTTCACGGCTACCTTGGAGTGAATCCGCACTTTGCACGAAACGGGCACGCCGGCGATATACGGGAGATATATCGCCGGGTACTCGAATGTCCGGTGGACGATCGACAAGGCTTTCGCCTTGATGTCGCGCCACCGTGCCATCAGATGTTTTCAACTTCGTCGGGATCGCCGGCGAGAGCCGTTTCCTCGGTCGATGCGGTCGACGCCTTGCGCCCGGAAGCCTTGGGCGATTTCACAGAGGCTTTGCCTGCGGTGGCCTCGTAAATGGCGATTTCCGCCTCGCTCGGGGTGCGGATTGCGCCAAGTTTCATCAGCGACTCGTATTCGTCGTTGTTGAATTCCTGGACGCTGCCGATCGGAAGCGCGGAGCGGGTTTTGTCTGCCGCCTGTTTGCGGATCTCGTGGATGGTAAAACCAAGTTTCACGGGTGTTCTCCAAGTTAAAAGTGAAATGGTGCGCCGAGGATCCGGCGCACCGTTTGCTTATCAGGCGATCACGTTGCCAAGCAGCGTGGCGTTCGGGTTGATCGGCACCATGAGCGGAGCGCCTTTGTGGGTGATGTATTCCACCTCCACGTCGCCCTGCGTGACCCAGTTCTTCGGGAACAGGCGCATCGGATCCCAGTTCGCGGCGCGGTCGATAATGCGACCGAACGCCTGGAAGCCGTTGATGCTGTCCGGAGTCCCGGTGAAAAGGATCTGGCCGTTCCCGATGTAACGGGTCGTTGCACCGGTCTCGGGGTGGATAAAGGTCGAATTGTCCACCCAGAGTTCGATAACTTGGCCCGAGGCTCCACCGATCTGCATTTCCCCGACTTTGAAGGTCGGAGTCCCAGGAACGAGGCCACGTTCGATCGTGATGTTCCCGCCGCGAAGATTGGTGTCCATGTGTTTCATGAACTCTTCATCTTCGCGGATCACAGCCCACACACCGCCGCCCATGGTTGCGCGGGTCGGAACGGCACCGAACTCGGCCTGCGACATGCGGTCGACGACCAATTGGAAGAAGTCGACGATCGACACGCCCGCATCACCGAAGCGCGAACCGGCGCCAAGGGTGATGGTGTGGTTGGCCGCACGCCGGAAGTCCACCAGAGTCGTGGGGTAGTCCTTGCCGGAAAGCGTGATCTGACCATCGCGCAGAGCGACCGCAGCCATGTAGTTCAGCGTGCGGTCGTAGGCTTTGAGATGAGTCGCGGTCATCGCGGCACGGATCAGGTACAGCCGTTGTGCCGGCGTGAGACGGGTCATCGCCTGCGAGGCGTTCGGGTCGACGCCGACCTTGCGCGTCAGAGGCATCAGCGGGTCGATGCGATCTTCCATCTTCACATAGGACGGCTTGAAGCGGTAGCCGGTGGAAGTGTCGTCCCACATCGCGCGACCGCGTGCCAGCGGCATGACGAAGGGGGCGAGTTTCCGGTTGTTGATCGGCATCTTCTCGAAGTCGATGTATTCGTCTTCCGAGAGGATTTCGTTCGTAAACCACTGGGTCCAGTAGAGGGGGTCGGGCTCAACGTTGCGCCAGACGCCAAGGAACTTGTTCGTTTCCCAGAGTTCGTAGTTCTGCGAGTCTGCCATCTTGACGGTCTCCTGTTACTCGCCGCGTTTCGCAACGATGATGGTGGTGGGGGTCGGAGCGCCTTGGAAGGCGGCAGCCTTCTTCTCGTCCGTATCGAAGGAAGCGTCCCAGACGAGCGCATCCATGTTGAAGCAGCCGGAATACCAGACCTGACCGTTCACATCGCCGTCGCTGACGCCGCCCGTGACGGCGTGAGCGAGGACGCCGATCGCCTGAACCGGGGTCGTTGCGTGCCACACGGCCGGCACAAGCGCGCCGTTGACGAGGCCAACCACGGTGAATTGCGCCAGAACCTCATCGGCCGTCACGCCGTAGGAATAGGCTGGTGCCAGTTCCGGATGGTTGCCCGCAAGAAGGTGCGAGTTGGTGTAGGTGTCCAGCTCTTCGAAGCTGGCGCGACCGGGATCCGCGTAGGGAAATTGGATGTTTGCCATGTTCGAAATCCTTATTTCGACTGTTTCGTTTTGAAGCCGGGGAGACCTGCGGAAAGCAGCAGGGACTCTTCGTCCGCGGCGGCAGCAGCGGCCTTGTCGTCGTCACCGTCATCGGTGTAGCCCACGTTTTCGTGCTGGCTGCCCTTCATCGCCGCGTCAAGCATACCTTTCGGGGCACCAGCACCGCCGTTCTCACCCTTGGGTTCGGGTTCGACCTTGGTTTCGGGCTGAAGTTTGGCGAGTTGCGTGGCGGCAGTCTCCGCGTCGACGCCGAGTTCCACCAGCATCATTGCAGCCGTGGGGCGGGTCTTGGCTTCTTCCGAGCCGAGAATGCCGGTGATCCGTGCACGCTCTTCGGAGACGCCTTGTGCTTTGCCTTCCGTGACACCTTGCGCTTTTGCGCTGTCGAGGTCGGCTTGTTCGAACTGGGCCTGTTTCTCGGCCATGTCATCTTCCTCTCGTTTAGTTGAGAATGTGGCCGCAAAGGCCGTTATCTCGTCGTCAAGTTGCCCGATACGATCGGCAAACTTCACGTCGAGGGCTTCTGCGGCGCTGAAAATCTGGGCTTCCGTCTTTTTGACGGCGCTTTGCTCAATGCCGCGATTCCGGGCAACAATGCCCGTGAATTCTTCGTATAGGGCGTCGATCCGATCCTGAATCCGCACGCGCACAGCTTCGGGGAGAGGTGCGTATGGATTCCCGTCAACCTTGTGCTTCCCTGCGAAGATGAACGTCACCTTCACACCGGCGTCTTCCATTGCCTCGGAGTAATCGACATGCGTGGTGACGACACCGACGCTACCGACACCACCCGAGCGTGTGACGGTGATATCGTCCGCAGCCGACGCGATGGAGTATGCGGCGGAATACGCACCTTCGGACGCAAACGCCTTGATTGGTTTCGTGCCGCGCGCCTGATAGATGCGGTCGACGAGATCGAAATTGCCCGCAACCATCCCACCGGGACTGTCGATATGAAAAGCGATACCCTTCACATCCGGATCGTCCAGTCCGCGTTTGAACGCGGCAAGGATGTATTCGTACCCGGTCGCCCAGTTGTAGAGTTGCCACGGGAAATCATTCAAAAGGACACCCTTCACAGG